AAGAAACTCACACGGAACAATGAACTCAGTGTGGACCTGGTGAGTCATGTGTACCTTCTTCTGCACCAGCTAGACATACCAGCAGATGAACTGCCAAAGACCTTCACAAAGTTTGCCTTCAATCAATGGAACTGGAAACAGTCAGAATTCAACCGGCAATATCAGAGAGGCATCATCAATCACGAACTGCCAGAGTGCTTCATCAAGACAGATGAAGAAGACTTCAGTGAGTATGAAGATATGCTCATCACGTTCCTGGAGAAACCGCCAAAGGATGACACTGATCTGTTCTGCAAAGAAATAGCCAAAATGCACCTGTACGGTATGACCTACAGAGACATCCGGAATGAGACTGACCTTTCACTTCAAGTAATTCACCAAGCAATAAAACAATTCAAATATGATCTCTATGCTTATTATCATCACGCTGTGCTCCATAGGAATAGCCAGAGCGCTGATGACCTTCAACCTGCCTGACTACAAGCCGCTCAATTGTCAATCCTGCCTATCCTTCTGGATATCGGTAGTGGGATTCTTGGCTGTAGATCCTGCCTAGTGATGCTATCATTCATCACCTACCTTGCATCTGACCTAATACTGATCTATGAAGCAAGATGATACCAATGTGGACAAGTCAGCCAATGAACTTCACCTGGCTACAATAGGTGCAATACTCATTGCTGAACTATTCAAGTCACGGCTACTCCGCAAGAAGATACGTGGCACCAACCTAGAAAAACAACTCAAACAAATACTAAACAATGACACTTTCAAAAGAACTACAAGCACAGATGGACCGCTTCAAGAAGACACGGAGCTGCTCACTGGGGAGCGAACTGAAGAATGAACTAGCTATCCTGCTGTTTGACATCAAAGGAACAAGACTGAACAAGTCCTGTGGTACGTGCATCCGTAATGCTATGCAGGATGTATTGAACTTCATTAGTCATGAGGTCCGCATTGAGCCATTCATTGGCATCCGTCACGAAGTAGCCAATGGTACAGCTGACCGTGAGGAGCAGCAGATTGATACCAGGAGAGAAGCATTGAAGTTAGTGGAGACACTTGACAAAATGAGCTACAAGGAACTCAAAGAATATGCAGGCATCAAAGGGAATATAAAGAGAGAGAAGATATATGAGATTCTTCACCTTAGGTCTAAATAGAACAGGTTTACATATATATAGTTATGGCAACCGATAAATCACCTGCATTTGTATATAACCTGTTCACACTGGCAGAACAGTATATTGATGAGTGCTTGACAAATACAACTGAGGAAGTATCTCAGGGCCGTATAGTCAAGAAACTCAATAGGCACATTCCTACCATTGACTTCTTTTTGAGAATATGGATACCAAGGAACTACTCCAGACGTGACACTATAAAAAGACAAACGTACTACCGCTGGCTGAACTGGGACAATACAGAGAAGCAGAGAGTGATCCATAACATTGATGAAGCATTCAAAGCACTGGCTAGAGATATTGTAGCCAATGAGGGCAAAGGTATCTTCTACGCAAAGAACAGACTAGGGATGCATGACCGCCAACAGGTGGAGACTAAGACGGTGGAGAAATTTGACTTTGAATAAGATATCTGCTGCAACCCAGATATGCCTATCTCATCACTGCGTAAGATGTGGACACATTGCATAAGTGTATAGGCTGACAGCTGTGTATCTACTGAGGTGCACAGCTTTTTTTTATCTTTGCCACTATGAGCACAATCAAAGGATATAAGCCACACGACAATCAGCGGACCATTCACACTGCCATCAATCAAGGCAAGGAGAAGTACTATGCTTTGAACATAGGCAGGCAGTTTGGTAAGACAATGCTAGGCATCAATCAAATGCTGTACTGGGCAATCAATGACAAGGGGTGCAACATTGCTTGGGTAACTCCAGTGTATAAGCAGGGCAAGAAAGTCTTCAGTGAGATGGAGCGTGCCACTGCTGCCAGTGGTCTGTTTGACTTCAACAAGTCTGACCTCATCATCAGTGGCTTTGGATCTACAATCACATTCTTCTCAGGTGAGCGCCCGGATAACATACGAGGGAATACATTTGACTATCTCATCATTGATGAATTTGCATTCACCAGGTCAGAGCTATGGGATGAGGTACTGAGTGCAACGGTCCTAGTGAAGGGCAAGAAGGTGATATTCATCTCCACACCAAAAGGAAAGAATCATTTCCACAAGGTGTGTATGCAGCCGAACTATGATGACAGATACAAGTACTTTCACTTCACCAGCTATGACAATCCAATGATCCATCCAGCTGACCTTGAGGAGCGCAAGAGGTCAATGCCGGACCACATCTTCAGACAGGAATATATGGCTGAATTCATTGACAATGCCAGTGGACTGTTCAGGAACGTACGCACATCTGTAGCTGCATCAGAGCCAAGTGGCAAAGCCTATGCAGGTCTTGACATCGGTAGAGCTGATGACTACACTGTGCTGACCATACTGAATGAGCACGGTGCAATGATCCACGTTGAAAGATGGCGGCAGGATGAATGGAGCAAGATCATTGACCAAGTGGCTGCAGTCATCAAGCGCTTCAATGCCGTCACTGTGGTAGAGGTCAACAATCAAGGTGATGTGTTCTTTGAGATGCTCCAGTCAAGATGTCGGAACTTGATACATCCATTTGTGACAAGCTCCAAGACAAAGCCAATCATCATTGAGGACTTGGCTGTTGCATTTGAACAGAAGGCTATCACAATAATCAATGAGCAATGGTTGTTGGATGAGCTTGATAATTTTTCCTATATTTACAATCCGAATACCAGGAATGTGAGTTATTCTGCACCAGCTGGATTGCATGATGATGGAGTGATATCAACTGCATTGGCTTGGAACAGCAGAAAGGAATTCACGAATAAAGGAAGATACATGGCATTGAGAGTATGAAACAACTTGACATAAAACTACCAACAACCATCAGTGCATGCACACCAGAGCAGATGACCAGATGGCTCATGATGGCTGAGGCAATGAAGGCACATAAGGAGGATGACATCACACAGCTGTTAATCTTCCAATGTCAATTGCTCAGTCTATTCAGTGGGGAGTCAATCAACAAGATAAAGAGAGCAGATATACAATCCATCCAAGTGGCAGCCAACCACATGCTGCAATTATTGGTGACTTATAAGTATCAAGAGCCAAAGCCAGAGATTAGTATCAATGGCAAGACATATTGCTTTGAGAAAAACTTTGCTCATGTGTCAACTGGTCAGATCATTGACCTGAAGCTTATTGAGGACATCAGCCAAGATCCATGTCAAGCATTGGCAATCATGTATGTTGAGAGAGGCATGGAATATTACCAGGAAGATGACAGAGGAAGAGTGTTGAATCCTAATGAGAAGAGATATAAAGTATTCAAGGAGCATTTCCCTGGTGATGAGTTTTTAAATTTCTTCAGTTTTTTTTTGGACTTATCAGAGAAACGGAAGCTCGCTATCTTAGGGATTCAGATGGCCAGACAGAGGATGGAGATGATGAAGATAGAACAGGACTTGAAGATTCAGAATGGTTTAATTGGACCTCTATCATCCATAGATTATCCAAAGAAATGGGAATCAGTGTGGACAAAGTTACACAACAGCCTTATGTGAAAACTTTATTCTGGGTGAATTACTTTAAACTGTGTGATGAAAAAGAACATAAACGCATATTAAGTAATGGCAGATCTTGATTTTCTTGATGACTTTGGGATCACAACTCAACAGGCAGAACAGCCAGCAAGTGTATATGATAGATTCTTGATTGATATATCTAATCAACTTGCAAAGGAGTTTAGAGATTACACAAAGAGAGTTGCCAGTAATACTGGAGCATTAGCAGCATCAATCATTCCAGTTCCTAATGGAAAGCTGTCATTCAGACTTGAGGCAGATGATTATTATCCGTTTGTGGATGAGGGAGTAAATGCTGTTGGTAGTAATAATTTTGGAAGTAGATTCTCATTCAATTATCCTGGAGTGAGTCACAACATGGCAAAAGCTATCAGTGAATGGAAAGGACTTGACATGAGTCATGCTTATGCTGTCAGTTCAAACATCAAGCAAAGAGGACTCAAGCCAAAGAACATAACAGATAGTGTTATCACAGATGAAGTCTTGAATAAGATTGCTCTTGATTTGGCTGAGATAACAGGATTGATGTTTGAGATTAAATTTGATAAAAATACAGAAACATGGCAATAACATTATATGATGAGCCACAGCTAATTGCACCAGCTGGAAATCCATTGGTGTTTACATTTAGTAGTGATCAGACTGCACAACCAAATTTCAGTTTTATTGTTGAGGTTTATATTGATAGCCAGTTGAGATTGACTCAAGAGGTATTTAGGCAATTTAATACTCTTGGCCGTATTGATGTATCAGAGGCGGTGCAAAGTGTCATATCAAATATTATTCCAACAACAACCATTGAGAATGATGCATCAACATCAATGGTCACTTATGCTATCATTGTCTATGAGAAATATGGCACAACTCCAACCATTCAAGCAAGTGATACAAGCACAACATTGAAAGCTATTAATGCTGCTCTTGAATATAAAGATTGGGTAAACTGGGACTATACTGAATATGATCCTAATGCAACTCAAAACGCTAAATTCTTAACTTATTTTCCAAGATCAAAAAAGGCTCTTTGTGGTATGGATGAGAATTTTTATCTTGGCTATTTAGAACAAACAGCATCGGCTGGTGTAACATTAGCTTGTGAGCTGTATGATATACAAGGCAATATTATTGCATCAGATTTTCCCAATACGGTAAAAGTTTCTGAAACAACATATAAAATTTATTCCTTGCCTTTTTTTAAGGAAGGCGATGATCATTATTCAATTGAATATGCCACCACCACCTTGGACGCTTTTAACCTGCTGCCAGTTAAGGATCAGATGAGTTGGTTTGAAAATCCCTTCTTTACGATTGCGTACGCTCAATCAACATTATATCCGTCAGCCGGAGACGGCTGTGTCGCACATTATAGCAGTGGCACAAACTGGAATTCTGTACACGACGCAGCATCTGGAAGCTATAATGGCGATAATCAGTCTTATTTTTATGACGGCTCGTGGGGTTATGGCGTCGGGACTAGGGGCGAACAGAACAATTATTACGAAATTTTTAGGTGTTTTATTTCTTTTGACACATCCTCCATATCGGATGAATACACAGTTGCGACAACTACAATAAACCTGATGGGATATAATCTGAGCGCAGGGCAGAGCGATAACGACACGGAAGCCTACGTTGTTTTTACGGAAGGAACGCAAGAATCGACTGCTGCGCTGGAAAATTCGGATTACAATAATTACAACAACACGGCTTGGTCTGATGAAATAAGGCTTGAAAACATTTCAACTTCAACCCTTTCAACTTGGACATTAAATTCAACAGGCCAAGCCGGAATAAATAAGAGCGGATTTACCAAATTTTCATTTAGGGAAGGTCATGACTTTGAAGATTCGGCACTTACAATGGGTACGAATAATGTCAATTCTCGCTCTTTTTATACGTCAGAAGCGACCGGAACTGCTAACGATCCCTATTTGCTGGTATATACCGTAGCTCCGGTCGCGACACCAACTTCACAGTTGCCTTCAGAAATTCCCTATAATAATGAGTTGACTTTGATTACGGGATATGAAGAAATATATACTGATTCGACGACAACGCCCTCGGAAATTCGATATATTTGGTACCATGTTCCCTTCATTGCCTGGATTATTCTAGCCATTCCTTTTTTCTGGATTTTTACACGGGTGATGATTGAGTTAATCATAAGATTGAGGCGATGACAATATATTTTTTGGCAGGTGTTGCCGTTTTATTATTAGGAATATTAGTATGGAAGGAGAATTAATTTCATCGTATTTCACTTTTGTCTTTCAGTTGTCGGGAATGGTTTTTATAATTTTCGGAAGCATGAAATTTTTTCAGCGTTTTTTTAACGGTCTTGTATGATTGCAACAACATCACCAATCGCGATAAGCGCAGAAACCGGAATTGCCCTGATATTCTTTTCAGGAATTATCCTTGCGGTAATAATGATGTTTTTTTATATTTTTTGGCCAACAAAAAGTCGAGATTATTTATAAAAAACTAAAACCAAAAGTATGGAGACAGCAGTAACAACCCTGCTCGACAACATCGCAACCACGTCGCTCGGGTTTGTCGGTGATGTCGTAACGGGGTACTGGGGTTATTTCTTGGGGTTTATTGTCATTTACGCAATGGCGTGGAGGGTCAAAAGGATGTTGGGTGCTGCAACCTAACGGCTTAGTCCGGCAGGTTTGAACCTGCCGGACTTTCCTGTTTCTTATGGCAAACAGATTCCAAAAATTAAAAATCCCGAAACGGATGTGGTCAAAAAAAAGGACTTATCCGTCGGCATCGGACATTTACCGTCTTGCTCGGACAAAAAACGGTCAGAAGCAGGCAGGATTTAAGGTATGAACACATCAAAACAAAAATTTCCGCACGTCCTGGGGCTTTGTGTGGCTCTGTTTATAACAGGTTTTTTCGGAGTGTGTCAAGTTTCGGCGATTTGTTTTGATAGGATTGAAAATAAGGCAGCTTCGTCATTTACCAATATTTATACGACAACGCCTTCCGCTGGTCATGGAATCGGGTTTAAAATGACCGCGGAAGGCAATTATAGCGCAAATTCATTAAAGATAAATTCTTATTTATACACCGGCACAGACGGAACCGCATACTTGAATATTTATCAAAACTCCATTTCACCTTCAAACATAATCGCAACATCATCGATATTAACCGAGGAATCAATTCCCTCTTATTCCGGCGACCCCACCATTTTGACCAATTTTAATTTTTCCGGAATAAATTTTGCTTCCTCGACGACATACTTTTTTGTTTTGCGTTCTTCAGGCATACAATTGCGGTTGTCGCCGCCCTTGGAAGACATAACCATTGACGCGATAAATCAATGCACGACATCTTCTTGCAATGTAATAGACGGAGCAAGCGCATACTTTGAGCTTAATGTTTGTTATACGGAAAATATGTCGGTTGACCCCGAATGGCGAACGGATCCCGCCTTGGGCTGGGGAACGTCGCTTGCTTATCCTGATTATTATATCTGCAATATCGACGGCACAAATTGCGACATAAAAGTCGATTATGGTAGCGGATTAATCGGGTGGAAATTATTTCTGATTCCTCAAGCCGATTTAGTAACCCCCGTCATTAACCCCGAAGACATAGCCATGGACTGGGCTGATTTGGAAAATGACAATTTATTGCAAGCGACCTTTTCGGCAACTTCAACAATTAGGGGAGATATTGTTTACTGTTTATATCTGCAAGAAAACGATTATGTCTCGGAAAACGACAAAACTTATTGCGATGTTCATATATTTTGGCAATCGCTTGAGGGATTATGGGAACCGTCCGAGTTTGATTTGTATTGCGCCGACCCTTGTTCCGATTTGTCCACCTCCAGTCCTGAATGGTTAGGGATTGCCATGCCGGATTTTGGATACGGATTTAATTGCGCGCTACGGCAAACGACCTGCTGGGCTTTCAATCCCAGTCCGCAAGCGATTGCCAAACTTTCCGGCTCATTTCAAAAAATGCAGAACAATTTCCCTTTTACCGTAATTAATGATACAATAGATACGATATATGCCACCTCGACCGCAACGACCTCTCTGGCAATCGGGATAGACCCGCTTTTCCCAGGAGACCAGTCCGACTCGGTTTTTATTGAGACAAACACCATGTCGGATAAGTTGGGGAGCATCTGGGATGATTATTTTTTCCCAACCATGGAGTATATCATTTATTTTTTGACTTTCATTTATTTTTTCGCTCGCTTTATTTATCATAACGACGGCGCTGCCGTCGAACAATAACATGATTGTGTCCGGATTGTTCTACATTTTAGCCGGAGTGATTGATTTGTTTTCTTTTCTGCTTCCCTCTTGGCATTTGCCAGCCAGCTTGACTGGAGCATATTCGCATTTTGCCGGATATGTTTATCAGTGGTCGAATTATTTTCCGATAGAAGCCACTATTAACTGCGTCTTGATTATTGCCGGTTTTCACTTATTCTTGATGATTGCTCGGCTTGCTAGCGGTTTTATCTCTATCGTTCGAGGCGGAGGCTCAATATCAACCAATTAAATTTATGCATCAAATATATCAAGAAAAAAGAATGCCGTTTTGTTATATGTTTCACAATGCTCAAAAAGAGAAGATTTGCCGACTGTGCGATATTGAGTTGGATTGTATTAAGAATACAAAATTGCGTTTAAAAAAAGAAAAAGATAAAGCTATTTTAATTTTAATAGCTACGCTATTTTTATGATGAACGCTAAAACTTAAAGGAAATCCTCCAAGATAAGGCGTATATAAATAAGGAGCAACGGTTCCCGATATTTGTAAATAAGCGTCTCCGGTTCCGGCTGACAAATAGTAGCTATTAAATTGCTCGTCCGGATATTCTATAACGTAAGCAGTAGCCGTACCGGTAAGACTAGTAAACCAACCGGCCGCGCTTTTAGGCGGTACAGTCCCTATAACTGCTTTTAAATCTGCATTATGTATTAGATTAATAGGAGAACTATATCTATTCCTTAATTGTATATTATAAAATCCTTTTCTTAATATTTTTGTTTGAGTATTATTTATAAAATGTACGTTACCGTCTTGATAAGGAGCGATATTAATTACATTATCTAAATATCCCGAACCGTCTATCGTTATTGCAGATCCTACGTTATATCTTGTATAATACCTAGTATCGGAAGCTACCTCCATAGTCGAGGTAATATACCAATCGCCATTAGCTTGATATAATCTACAATTAAAAGTCCTTAACATATTGTCTAAAATATCGTAATAGCTTACGCCTACAAAATCCCTCCTATATTGATAAATCTGCGCAAAAGGTTCGTTATATGATCCGTTGCCTCTATTTAACATTCCTTCGGCATAAAAAGAGCAAGCTATAACTAAATAAAGTTCCTCCGGATAACCTAATAATCTTAAAGCGTCGCAAACTATTTCTAGCCATTGTTGAGTAGTATTAATACTTGCGGCTACTATATAAACTTGATCCTCTAAAAAAGAAATACCGTCTATACAAACTAAAGACGCTTCGTTTATTCCCGTACTAAAACCTATTTGAGAATAATCATTAAATAAAAATCCCCTCCAAATAACAGTAGATTCCTCTTTATAAACTACCCAATATTTACGATCATTCCTACTAAGAACGTCCGGAAATTGATCGTAGTCGTCTTGCGTTTCTAATATTATACTAAAATTTAATTGAGAACTTATTATAGACGGATAAGGGTACTCTTCGCTAGAGTTCGGTTGTAATATAATAGACGTAGGAGTATAGGTTTTAACTATATCGTCCGCGTAGTCTTGCTCGTAAATTTCTATCGTTTGAGTGTTCTCATTTCGTAGAATTTGGCTTATAGTATATCTTAACCCGTACATTATGCTAAAGATATTGATTGTCCTTTTAAATTAGAGGCTTTCTGCGCTCTATTTGTCGCTAGTAATAAATCTTGGCCTCTTAGTACAAAATGGCCGCCGCCCGATCCTCTACCCGAAGACATAGATCCCGCACTAAAAGTCTTAGTTAACATTCCGGTTAATTTACTTAAAGGGATAATAGCCTCCGGACCGGCTTCGCCTACTAGGCCCATAGTTGGACCGGTAACTATACCGCCGGTAGCAAAAGGAATAACTCCTATGTTTGCCGCCGCCGCTACGGCTCCCGCTCCGCCACCCGAAGACGCATTTAACGCAGTCATAATAGCTTTAAAAATAGCCGCCTTAATAACTGCGGCCGCTATATCTTCCGCAAGTCTTAAGAATTGATCGCCTAACGCCTCTAATACATTTTGCCCGTTTTTTAATGCGTCAAAGAAACCTACGATAGCGTTAGTAGCCATTCCCGAAACTGTGTCGGCAAAATTCTCGTAAGCCTTTTGTCTTTTTTTCATTCCTTCCGCGTCGTTATCCGCTATCATTTTATTAATAGCCATTGTATTTCGAGCGGTCCTTAATGGATCTAAGGCTTTCTCGGCTCCTCCCGTATACTTATCAGTAGTACGGAACGAAACGTCTCTAAGTATCGGAGAAGTGTCCGAAACGTCTCCTTGCGGCTTGCCGCTATAATATTTATCTTCTAACTCTTTTGCAGATCCTAATAATTGTTTAAGTGCGTTTTGCGCTTCTTGCGTTTTACTTCCCGCTATTTTTTCGATAGCTTTATAAATGGCCTCTAACGATTGTACGGCAAAAGAATCCTTCGCCCCCTTCTCGCTAATCATTCCATTTAATAACTGAAATTGGGCGCTATTTAAAGTCTCTTTAAGATTGTTTAATACCTTTTGAACTTCGGTTAATTTATCTGCGCTTCCGCCTCCGGCTAGTTTGCCGTTACCGGTCATTAAAGCAAGGAATAAAGGATTTTGCGCCCCTTTATCTAAAGCCGAGTTCATTTGATTAGTAAGACTTAAAATATCGTTACTTTGATTTATCGCTTGCGTTTTTAATTCTCTTAACTGTTTAGCCGCAAAAGTTACCTTATCCATTCTACTAGCGGCCTCTATTTCCATAGACGATCCAATACTAGAAGGCGCTTGTCCGGCTTCCGCCATTGAAGACATAAATTGCGCTCTAGCTTTAGTTACGCTTTCTTGCGTCTTTGCTAAAGCTATGGATTTATCGGCTATTTCGTTTCTATAACGCTCTACGATCGCTTGTTGAATAAGCGCCGCAGTATATTGTTTTACCGCTTCTTTAGCGTCGTCTATATTTTGAATTTGATCGCCGTAACCTTTACTTACTCCGTTAAGAATATCTTTAACACCGTTAAGGGCCTTTACTCGTTCTTTATCCGTTAAATTAGCATTTTGAGAAAGTGTAATAAGGTTTTCTAACTTTAAACCTTGATTTACTGCGGATTCTTTAGCTTT